CTCTGCTTCCTTGCTTAAGTATTCGTAGTGTGCTGGTGCATCGTTTAACGGAATATCGTCTACCGTTGTTTTGCTTTCGGCGTTGTTGTTAAAAGCTACTATTACTTTTTGCCCTCTCGAGCCTGTCAACTTGTTTAATACCTTTCTGCTTACTTCCTCTTGCTTCTCCTGGTCAGGCACTCCGTTGTTAAAGTTAACAACCTTAGTACCGCTAAAGCCGTTTTGTACCTCGTTAATTAAATAGTCGCTTATCTCCTCTTCTAGTATTGCATAAGGTACAGCAGCGAGGTAATCAATCTCCCCGAAGTACTTAACCCCTACAGCGTAATCTTTAATACATAGTATCTCTATCTTTTCTTTTGAAGTACCAAAAGCGGGGATACGTTTAGGAGCGAATTTTCTAGTGTCCTCCCAGTTATCAGAATAGTAATAGCCTTCTATATCTCCCTCAGCGTTACACTTCTCAGGTCTAATTAAGTTAGTAGGTATATGGTAAGCCTTAATAACTTTAGTATGCTTCTCGTCGTAGTGTACTTGAAAATGTCCAGCGCCGAGCATCTTAAGCTCTTTGATTACCTTACGTAAACACTCAGGGCTAAATATAGAACGCATAGCAGCGTACTGCGACGGCTTTCTAGCAGCGTCCATAGCATGAAGCCCGCGACCATAAATTAAACGCGAAATATTATTAATCGCTGTTAGTCGTAGACTTTCTCGAACGGTCGATCAAGAAGTTATAGTAGTCGTTAGCTTCTCCGTATTCTACCCACTCGTTACGAGTGTCCTCTTTTATCTCAGGCTGCTCATAAGCTGCCAAATTAAGTATTTTAATATCACTCATATGTAACGTAGTCGTTTGTGCTGCTATAGCTTGTATATTCGTTATTGTTTATTGAGTAAGTACTTATACTTTGATTAGTACAGAAAATCTTACCCTTGTAAACTATCTCGCTGCCGTTCTTTACCTCTAATGTATAGAAGTTGCCCTCTTTCAAATTAAGTACCTTTTCGATAACTAAATAATATCTATCTACTGTTGGCGTAATTGCATAAGTCTCTGAAACGTCCGTAAGCTCGTTTAAAATTACCATGCTATCCGCGACTAATTCACGAGGCACTATTTTAAAAGTTTGAGCAGTTCCTGTCTCTTCTAGTATTATCATAACTTATATACGTTAAAAGCTCATTTTGTTTCAAATAAAAAAAGGGCAACCCGAAAGCTGCCCCTTAATAAACAATTAAACTATGAAAAATTAAGGCGTAATAGTTGTGCCGTCTCCTAACTGAATATTCATTCCTAAATCTGCTAAAGTTTGATCTGAAGTAGCATTCATAAACAAAGGAGGTAGTTTCTCCATTGCTTGGAAAGTCAAGTTATAACCGCTCATGTCTCCAAAAGCAGCACCTGTAACTATAGAACCTCCGTTAACGTCTGCTCCATGCTCATAACCTACTAAAAAGAAGTTATTGTTATTGTCTCTTACGATAACTTTAGGTCGTCCGTATGCTAAAAGTTTTACCTCTTTGTGCGTTGCTAGGTCTTGCTTCTTTAACATCAAGCTCAACACTTGGTCAAAGAAAGTAGTACCGTTTTCACGAGAAGAGTTAATAGCACTCTCTAGGCTAGACGTTCCTTTAATCTCGTATTTGTATGCTGTAGGTGTTCCTCCTACTGCTGTAACTTGGCTATCTACGTCAAGGGTAATCTGGTCTGCTGGTAAATCATCGTAATTGATGAAGTAAACCGCGTCTAATCCTCCTACCGTATCTTTACATGGCTCAAGTCTTCCAGCTGTAATATCACATGCCATATCTTAAGTATTATAAAAAAGGGCGGGCGTATACCCACCCCCTTTAAAAGTTAGTAATTCAATTATTAGTTAACAGCGTTAACGATTCCGTAAGTAACTACGTCAGCAGCGAAAGCATAGTTTACAGCAGCTGTAAAACGCATAATTACGCGTACGTTTTGCGAACCGTCTAAATCTGCCATATCTAAAACTTTAACTTCTTGGTGGTCTGAAAGCAAACCAGTACCAAAGTACAAGTTATCGATAGTTGAAAGGATAGCAGTGTCAGCAGACATACCAGGACACATTACAACAGGAATACCGTCGAAGTATAAAGCTCCTCCTGTAGTGTACCACATATTTCCTTTTCCTTCGAAACCGTTAGAACCAAGACCAGCAGCACCGTACCCACCTAAAGCACGTACATACGCTTTAAAGATGTTGTTAGATACATACAATCTCAAGTCTTCACGTCCGTAAAGAGTATTAGGCATTGCATCGATAATTTTACCTAACTCAGTAACTACGTTTGTAGCATCTACAGTAGTACCTGTTACTTCTTGAGCAGCTGGTAATTCAGTGTCAGCAGCTAACAAAGTTTCGAATCCGTCAAACTGTCCTGTTACAGTTTTATCTCCTTGCCAAATAGAAAGCTCGTTACGTGCAGCAGACTTCTCCGCTACGTGTGCAATTAAGAAATCAGAAAAGTTCTTAGGTAGGTTGTCGAATGCAGAATAACCCATTTCGATAGCTTCCCAGTCAGAACGAAAATCAGACTTACACAAAGAAAGGTTAATTTGTAGGTCTTTTGGCTCTAAGATACGCTCTGTAAGAGTCAAAGTAGATGTAGGGTCGAAGTCGCAAGAACCGTCTTTTACGATGTCATTAAGACCTACTCTTTTAAGTACTTCCTTGTACTTCACGTTTTGCTTAACCGTAATAAGGTTGTTAGCAATTGTTGGCGCTGGTAAAAGCGCAGCAGCTACATACTTACCCGCGAACTCTCCCGCATAAGTAGTAGTAATTGATGTTGTTGTTGCCATTGTTATTTATTTAAAAATTATTATTTACTAATTAAGTCGTATACCATAGACTTCAAAGATTGCTCTTTTTTGTTAAAAGAAATCTGCTCTCTAGGTTGTGCGTTCTCAGGGTTATGTTGGATAGGCTTAGAAAGTTCTACCTCTTCTGTAGTTTCCTCTTTTTCGTCCTCTTTAGAAAGTTCTGCTAAAATCTGAGCTTTCAACTCAGCAATTAAAGACTCTCTCTCCTCAGCTGAGAAGTAAGTTTCTTTAGATACTGACTCTACTACTTTCTTAGCTACAGGTGTAGCAGTTGGCTCTTCGCTCGCAGCTACTTCTTCCATTTCTTTTTCCTCAGCTTCTACCTCAGCAGCTTCCTCTTCCATTTCTTTTTTCTCAAAAGAAGCGATAATACCCTCTTCTTCAATTTTAAGAATCATGTCCTCAGCCATTTCGTACTCTCCTACAGGTAAAGGAATACGCTCGTCCTCATTAACGATAAATACAGGCTGTCCAGCTTCGAATGCTTCAGCTTCTAAAGCTGCTTGTCCGTCCGCTGTTAAAATTTGCTCTAGCTTTACTTCTACGGCTTTTAAACCTATCTTACGAAGTAGCTCGTTTACTTGTTCTTTCATTTCTATTTTATTTAACTTATTAATTGCCCATTCAATACCCGAAGTTCCTCCCCAAGCGTCCCACATTAAACCACCGCAGCCCTCGCTATAAGGTACGTCTTTATGCTGCTGGTGTCTTTTGAAGCTTGCCATACGAGCGATAGTATCTCTACTTATCGGCTCTCTGTTTGCTAGTTGGTTAGCTCTCGCCTTTCCTGTAGCTTCTCCGCAAGTACCCCAGCCATGTTTCTCTACCCATTCAAGCGCTCTCTTTGCGTTGTTAGTTGCGCTCTGAGGATAGTCTGTGTAACTCTCTAAAAGAACTTTCATTATTAAATACGTTTTATTTTCTGTTTGTTATAAATTTAACTAGAAACGCGGGTAATAGTTCGCGTTGTGTCCTCGTTTACAACGGTTGAATTATTAGTGTTTACAGTGCTTCCTATTCCTTGCGCTCCTATGCTTCCGTCGCAGCATTTACGACTATAAGTTTTGCCGTCTTTACACAGGCAACCTCTACGCCCTCCTCTCGGGCTTGTTCTACTCGGTGTCATATATGTACTTGTGTTCGTTGAATAAAATAAATTACGTCGTATATCTCCCCGTTATCACTAGGCAGCATCTTAACGCTTAAGCCGTTTGTTACTACGTCTGAATCTGAGTAATATTGAAACTGCTTCGTGTAGGTATGCTCTACGTCATTACCTTTAGGGAAAACTATAATATCTCTTACCCTTTCGTAAGGCGTGCCGTTTCCACCTTGTAAGTAAATATCGATATAGCCGTTAGCGTTGCTTATCTTAGCCTTAAATGCTATAGTAATTATATATACGTCGTTCTCGTTTTCGGCAAATAGCTTACTTCCATTATAATAAGCCGTAGAACTGTTTATGTAGGTGTTTAATACAGTGCCAGCGTTGTTAGGTACAGTAAACTCCGTAGCAGTTGTAAACGCATAAGATGAAGCACTTGTGTATTGTGTGTCGTCGTACCTTGCCCAGCCTAAACCTAAGCCCGAACTTTGAGCTGGGTATACTTTAACCATCTCATCATTAAAACCCATGTAAAGCGCCTCGTTAGTAACTAGCATTGCACCCTGTTCTACGTTCACGCTGTTAACTTGCTCTAGGTCGCTTTCCTGTACGTGTACTCTAAAAGAAGTGTTTTTAGTTGTCGCCATTTACTAAAGCTTTTAGTTCCTCGATTATCTCGTTTTCGCTGCTCATCTCTAAAGCTTCTAAGCCTTGGTAAATACCCTCAATAGAAAACCCTTTATAGTCGCCCGCTTTTATTTTCTCCCATTCGTTGTCGTTATATACTTTCATAGTAATAGCCCAACTTCCTACAGGTGCTTTAAGGTTGTATAACGCTGTTTTATCCTTGTCTGTGTCCTCAACTAGCCAACTTTCAATAACACTCACCCCAGTAACTGGTCGCTCGTGTTCAGAAGTCACGTTATTAAGGTTCAACTTTTTCATAAATAGCTCCGCAGTTTTGTAGATAGTCTCTTTTGAGAAGTAAATGTTAAACTCCTTTTCTTTAATCTTACGATAAATGCGCTTTTCAGGTACTAAAGCAAGCCCTGTTACTATACGCTTTTCGTCGTCTACTACTTTTAACTCCATCTTATAACCCGACAAGGCTACAAAGTTTTCCTCGATAGCGGGGTTTTCTACTAA